GGCAGGAGTTGGTCTCCCAAAAAACGAACGTTTGTTTGGTCTTGTTTTTTTGTTACTGGCGTTGGGTTTGCGGACTGTTCGCGTTGTAGGTGTACGCCGTATGCTTGGCCGCGTCGACTGTTACAGGGCTTGCAACTGGGCACCAAATTATCAAGTTCGTGTGAACCGCCGCGCCCTGGTTCTATTAGGTGGTCTGCTGCTGTTGCTTCGCGTTGATTGCACCAATGGCACATTGGGTTATCGGCTAGTAATCTTTTGCGGTTTGCTAAATAGGTTTTGTTGCCGTTGTGTGCTGCCACGTTATGACCTTAACGATACTGACGCGCCGCGTGCGCGGCTTGTCCTCGTGTTGGTGTGCTGTACTTCCATGTCGGGTTTACCTCGTTTGTGTCGGTTTGTTATCGGTATGTTTGTTGCTGTTATTAAAGCCTAATGCGCTTATGTCCGCCCACGGTTAGCCCTAGCCGTTCCCTATTACTTTTACTTGTTGCCTGATTATGTTTACAGGCCGCCCCAACACTTGGCGTTAAAACTTTCGTGTATCAGTTTGAACGCGTGTTGGTCTAACCACGTTCCCGTGGATTAACCCCGCGCCATGCGAACGGCGTACGGTCTTGCTACTAACCAGTTGTGCGGTCTGTTATTTATCGGTGCGCGATAGTAACACGGCGCATAGCACCATAAAAGCAACTGCTAACCACGCTGTACGGTTCACGGTTTTATGTCCCGCGCACGTACTAAAGCCTCGATTGCTAGCGTTAGTTCGTCTTGCGCTTGGTGCAGCTCTTTAGTCGTTTCGTCTAGTAAACGCTTTATGGCGTCTAGTTCGTGATGTAGTTCCATGTTTAGTTTGCGTAGGTCTTGTAGTTGGTCGTGGCTTCCGTAGTTGCCGTTATATCGGGTCATTGTTTCCACGCTTCTATTACTTTTGACGCCTGGGCCATTGTTAATGTTTCTAGTATTACGTCGTCGGCGTCTAGTAACAGTTGAATTGCCTCTAATGTTGCCAGGTCGTCTAATTCCCTACCTTTAGCAAGCGCCTTAATCATGTATAACTGTTTACTACTGGCGTGTACGCCGCCCTCTTTAGGTGTACGCATAGGCGTTATGGTGGCTTGGTGGCCGTCTAATCGGGCTTCGATTTCGTTACGGCTAGCAATAGATTTAGCAACGCCGCAACCCATATAACCAAGGGCGCGGCCTAAAGCGCTGGTCATACCTACCATGTATTCGCTGCGCTTGGTGTAGGGCGTGTTGCCTGGGAAAGGTTCGGCTGCACTTGCTACTACTGGTATTGGGTCTGCTACATCGCGCCACACGGTTACGGTGCAACGTATAAACGTGCTGCCGTCGGGCATTGTTATTACTTGGTTATCGGTTTCTTGTATGCGTAAATCGGGCCAGCGCTTCAACGCTTCGGCTAGACGTGTTGGTACGTCTACGTAGTTGTCAAGATTAAAGGCCATTGGATACCACCACGTCGCAATTTTGCACGCTTAATAATTGTGCTGCCTTTAAATATGCCTCGGCGCCGTAATGCGAATTTGGGTTTGTTTTGCCAGCGCAATTCATTAGCACATTTAACAACCATTCGCCAGCGTCTAAATCATTGTCGTCGGCTTGGTAATCGCGCATAGTGACTAGCAACGTTACTTTTTGTAGTTGAGTGTGCGGTATTTCTAATTTTTCTGTCATGTCGGGCTTCTTTCTGTTGTCGGGTTTACTTACTTGTTATCACGTTACCACACGCCTGTAGTGCGGTGCATTCGTAGTTCGTTGGTTTCGGGTAAGTCTGATAATGACCATAGCGACGCCTGGGGTACGAAATAGCCAGGTTTAGGTACGTCGGCGCGCCAATAACAGGCGCGTTGTATTTCGCTGCTATCTTTCCAACCTCTAAAACTTACTTCGTTGTAGTCGTTTAAAACTATGCCCAAAATGTATATACCTGCTGGGTTATGGGGCTGTTTAATTAGGCAGCCGTTGTAGCGTTCAGTTGCTTTTATTTGGTAGCCCAGTACGTCATCATTTGTAGGGTCGTACGGTTTTATTGTGTACTCGATACCAAACCATTTAGCAAACGCGTATTCGGCAACTAGCCCAGTAAACGCCGCTTTAGGTGTGTAGCCGTTTATAAACGTGTCGCGGGCGCCTAGGTCTTTTGTTGACTTTTCCAACTGTCGATACAGGTAGTCAATTTCTACGCGGTCTGCCCCGTTTAAACGGATAGTTACTCTTTCGTCTATTTGTGCCATGTTGTCGGGTTCCTTAACGGTTTGCGTTTGGTGCAGGCTTTTAAATCTTTGTGACTGTATAACTTTTTTGTTGGGTTAGTTTTGTGCGGTGTTTCTTTTAGTATTTGGTCGCACAATTTGCATTTCATATGCCGTCTATTACGTTCATGGCGGCGGTAATTACTGCAGCTGCGAATTTATGTTCGTCGCTTGGTGTGCCGTTTAAATACTTTTCTTTAAGTAGTGCCAGTTCGTCTAAAAGTATTGAGTGGTCAACGGGTTTAGGTGCTGGTACGTGGTTTGGTCTAAATACTTCGTCAACAAAACTGTTAAACGTTTCATAATACTTTTCTGTATACATATGTCGGGTGCTTTCTGTTAGGCCTGGGTCGGGTATTGGCTGTTCGGTCATGGGTTAGGCAACGCCCAAGGGCCGTACCCCGAATTATGCCATATGGCTAACGCGGAGTTTGTGTTAATTACAGGGTCAAATAATTGTTCGCAAGTGTCAAGTATGCCCTGGGCTTGTAACCAGCCAATAGGCCAATACTTGTTAGGTCGACACCAAAAGCCGTTTATTTGATACAGGCCGTAACTTCCGCCTGCCGTGTCTTTGCCGTTATAGGCGTCGGTTTGGCAGCCGCTTTCACGGTAAATAATGCGGGCAACGGTACCCATTTCGGTTAATGGCCAGCCTGCTTGTTGGGCTAGTTGTAACGCATATTGGCAGTCTGTTAACGGCGCTTGCGTTGTAGTTGGTGCTGTAGGTAAAGGCGCCAAACTGACCGTAACGGGGGGCGTTACAGGCAGGGCGCTAGGCGCGTTGTAAGCGTCGTAGGCGAACGCTAACCCTGACAGGCTTATAGTTACAGCCGTAAAGATTTTGGCTATGAGAAAGTTCATGCAATACCCCTTTTTTCGTCGGTCTTAAAACCGTAGTAGACGCTTACGCGCTAGGTGGTGATACTGGCTGCAGGCTTTGTAGGTAAAGGGTTACAGGTTCGGGCACTTTGTCGCCTGGGTAATAAAACCAATGCCAAGGTTCGGCGGGCATGACCTCTAATGACCAACCAAAACGCGGGCCGTGTTCGCACATAAACGCCCACGTTTCGCCCGCCATGTTTGCGTAGTCAACTGCTAAACCTAAGTTATGTCGACTGCTACCAGGTGCAGCTAGTGGGGCGTTGCCTGGTCGTAGGTAATACTTGCGGCCTTGCCATGTTCGGGTACTAGCGCCCTCGATAGGTTGCAGGGTGTAGCGCTGTAAAAATCCTGCGGTTTGTTGCGCTAATGACCTGTACGTATCGCCTTGCGAAATGGGTTTGAATTGTTTTATTCCTGCAGCGAACGCGGCGTTTCGTATTGCGTTATATGCGTTGGCGGCGCGCGGGTGTAGTTTGCCGAACGGCTTTATATCTACAAGCATGTTGGCGGGTAGTTCGCCTGGCGTGACGTGGCCCAGGGTGGCAGGTAATACCAGTTTTTTTACTGGCGGTACCACTACGGGTTTAGACGGTTGGGGTGCCATTAGTCGGGTCTGCAGGTTTTCGCTTTAAGCCGTTAGCTGCTACTAGGCCGCTTAGTGTGCCAGTCATAAACACTGTAAGGGTCGATAGTAGGTCGATAAATTGCGCGTCATTTGGTGACTGTTCTAATGGTTGGGTAACGAACAGTAGGCCGTAAACAAAACCGATAACGGTTAGCGCAAACGTTACGGCAATAGTGCAGCCGACGAAAACTATCATTCGGGCGTGTAAATGTTCTATTTCGGCGCGTTGCTTATCCATTGGTTGCCCTTTCGCATTGTTGAATAGTGCTGCAACGTGTTAGCGCGGTGTTGCGTACTTTTAACGGTGCGTTAGTTCGTGTTGTTTCGCAAGCGGTCAGGATTAGCGCAAACACAAAACTAAGCAACAGGGGCAGGTGGGTACGGGTTTTCAAGTTTTACTTTCGCGACTGCTTCGCGCCATTGTGCCTCGGTTGCGTCGCCTCGTTGCCAGGCAAAATAGATACCGTCTGATTGGGCTTCGTATTGTGTTCGGCGTGTTGCTTCGATTGTTAGCACTTGGTTGTTGTAGTCAACTTGTGGCCATGCGGCGTCTAGTTCGGCTTGGGTTGGTGGTTTGCCTGTACTAAGCCATTCAAGGGTGCTGTAATCGTTGTTGTTTAGTGTCCATTCTTTGCCAGGATAATTGGCTGTTAAAACTGTTGCGTAATCGGTCACGGTGTTACTTCCATAACTGTAATTGTGGATACTGTGCGGTTAGTTGTTGCCGCGTCGCTGTCGCCGTTGTTTCTGTTTACATAGCCCGTACCTGACGCGTTAAGCATTACTTGTAATTTGTAGGTTGTTGCGCTAGTTGTTGCGGGACTGTCTAAAAAGTTCATGGCGGCTGTTTGTGATAGGCCGCCGTTTGGATATGCGCCAGCCGTAGACCTAATTCGACTGCCTGCGGTATCACCAATAGCAATAGCCGTACTGTCGCGCATAAGTCGCGCAAACACTGCGTAACTGCTGCCGTCGCTTGCCAAGTTTGCTGTCACCATTACTAAAATTTTGTTAGTAGCGCTAGTAGGTGTAATTGAGATAGATAGCCCCGTGACATCAACAAAACTTGTAGAAGCGGTGCTAAAAGTATCGCTTTTAAAAACGTTTTTTATTTGCACTATTGCAGATGTTGGGTTAGCGGCTGCAAAAGTAAAGTTTGCATTAAGTGACGCGGCGGTTAGGACTTCGCCGCTGGTGTACGTGGTTAATGGCATGGTACCTACTTTACGCTAAAACTGGTTGCGGGTCTTGTATGTCTAACTTACCGTAAATAGGGTCGTTAAGTATGAACTGGTAAACAATGACCGTGTTTGCTGTATAGAACGTTACGCGGTGCCCGTTGTTTACGTTTACCGATATTTCTATTCCCTCTACCGATAGTTCTTGGGCTACTTCGCCGCCTGTAATTGTGTTGGTAATCGTTATAGTGTCGCCAATGTCGACTAGCGCCAAGGTTTCGCGTTGGGCGTTTGTAAGCATTAAATAATCGGTTTGTACGGCGTTAAACGTGGCTATTGGTTCGCCCTCTAACAGGTACGTTGCCAGGGTTAAAGCTGCCGCGTCATTGTGTAAAAGGCTGTTAGTAATGCTTACATTTTGAATTAGGTACTTAGCCTGGCTTGCCAGGTCGTCGGCTACTTCGGGACTTGTAGCGCCTAAGTGTTGAATACTTGCCCTGTTTACAATTAGGTCGGCATTAAAAATAATGCCCAAACTGTTATACGGTATGTTTGTTCCGTCGTCGTGAAAATCTGCAACGCTACCCGAAAGAGTGTTACCAATGCGCGGTTGACTAGTTATATCGCCTGTCCTCGACATAAAAATACGGCCCTGTTCGGCTGCCTGTATTTGGTCTATGTACGTTTTAACGTTAGTGCCTTCGGGAACCGTGTAGGCAGCTGCCCCGCCCAATGTTTGGGTGCCTGTTTCAATGTCACGCGATAACGCGGGATAAGCAACTTCGGGCAGGTCAAGTACAGCCGTTAGGCGGGCGCTTGATAATTGTTCGGTTACGTTAAATTCGGCTAACGCTGTTTGGGCAAGCAAATAAAAATCGTCGGCACAATATACCGTGACTACGTTTTGGCCGCCCAATTCGTAGGTGTAGTCGTAGTTAACTATCTGCCCTACAAACAACGTTATAAACGTGTTGGTGCTGTCGTATCTGCCAAACGACACGCGGCGTAACGGCGCTAATGTAAATTCGCCTGCAGGGTCTACGTATGGGCTAGATGAGTACAACGGGTTTAAGGTGCCGCCTGCCAGGTCGTCGTTTAAGTTAAATGACATTGTGCCCGCGCTAAATTGGTCGCCTACGTCACGGCGCCCGCGTTTAACGTTTACGTTTGTTGAGTATTGCAGCATTGGCGCAAACTCTGTAGTTCCGTCTAACACGTATTGAGTGCCGTTTAATACGCCGCGCGTTGCGTCGTCAAGGGTAAACGCGTCAACCATAAAACCCGTGTCTATAAACAGTTCGTAGTTACCGCTTTCAACGACTGACGTAGCCATTAAGCAACCGCTATATTTGCTGGCCCTGCAGCCCTGTTGTATGCCCTAATCGCGTTTACTACGGCTTCGCCTATTTCGGCGCTAGTTGATATGCCGCCGCTTACGTTTACTGTTACGCCTGGCCCTGGGCCGCCATAACCTGGGGTAGGTCGACTAATAGGCGCCATAACTGGGGCGCTAATTGCGTCGTTAAACCCAGCCGAAATACCTTTAACGTCGGCAAGTTTTAAGCCCTTGCCTGCTAGTCGCGCCTGGGCTACAGCGAACGCGTCCTCGACGCCCTTTAAATACTGTTGCGCGTTAGATACGCCCGCGCCGTACCATTGGGTCGCTGCAGCGTTTCCGATTAAGTCGGCTGCATATTTGGCGCTTTCAACTAAGGCGTTAGTTTCAATGATTGCTTTTGAACCGCCTTTAATAAGTTCTAAGGCAATAGCCGCGCCACTTTCGCCGCCTGCAGCTAGTACGGCTGCTAATGCGTCTTGCGATAGCCCAGCGGTTAACAGCGTTTGTACGTTGGCGCTGTAATCGTTTATTCCTTTAACTTGGTCACGTAGTCCAGATAGAAAACCTTTACCTGTTTCGTCGCCTGCGTCTTTAGCGTCTCTAAAACTAAACGCGTCTTTAATTCCTGTTGACACGCTTTCGGCAAAATTGTTAAACGCGCCTTGGGCTTCGTCTAATCCTGTTTTGGCTGTGTCTAACGCTTTTGTTAAATCGTCTTGCAATGTTTTAGCGGCGTCGGATACTGCGGTGTCGGCTTTTTTGGCTGCCCCACCTACCTTGTCTAACTGCTCGACAACTGGCGCCAACTTGTAACCCAACGCTTCGGCCTGGCCGCTCAACCTGTCGGCTGCCGCGCCGTTGGAACGTTGCGCCGCTATGTTTTCGTTTAACTTGGCTGTTAAGTCCGATATATAAAAAATGGTTGCCGTAAATTGTAATTCCAAATTGGCTACGTTGTTTTTTGCTGCTTTCGTAGCGCTGTCTAAACCTGTTACTAAACCTGTTAAACCCCATAGGCTGCCCGATATGGCGTCAAGTATTGCAAATTTCATACGCGCAAATTGAAGCGACGCCGACACAGTAAATTTTTGTATGTAGGCGCCTGTTACGCCCATGTTCTCTACGAACGCGTCTAAGGCGCCAGCAAATCCACCTTTACCAAACGCCTTTATAGCGGCGTCTACAGCCCCAGGCAAAAGGCCTATAGCGTCTTTAACGTACTTGTTGTTAAGAATTGCGTAGCCAATAGTCTCGTTAAGTTCGCTAAAAACAGTACCCAGGCGTTTTAGTTGCCCCTCGTATGTGTTAGCGGCTGCAGCTGCAGCGCCACCAAATTGTTTATTTAGTTCGGCTTGTGCCGCGCCAAAATCTTTAGATTTAATAATGTTTGGGTCAAGGGCTAAACCTAATTTTGTTAGGCCGCCTAAATTCCCGTTATAGGCCTTGCCTAAGGCCAACGACACGGTTTCTAAATCGCGCCCAGTACCCGCGGATACGTTCATAGCAAGATTTAAAAGGTCTTGCCCCATAGTTAAATCGTTTGTTGCGCGTACCAAGCTGCCTAGCGCTGGGCGTAAAGCGTCGTCGGCTACGCCTGTAGCGAACTGCATTTGGCTTATAAAATCCTCGGTAGCGGCGATAGTCATACGCGACGCGCCCGTAGTGTTTTCTAACTGTTTGGCTAGTAGTGCCTGGCTTTTTTGGTCTTCGATAGCGGCGGCAACGGCTTTAGTTAAACCTGCTACTACTAAACCTGTTGAAGCTGCAAACGCGGCGCCTACTGCTACGCCTGTTTTGCCGAACTTGCCAAACGCTTTTTCTGCCGCCGATATGCCTTTATCGGCAAACGACGTAATAATTGGGATATTTATACCAGCCATTAGCGAACTTTCATTTGTCGATTGGTGACGGCCATAACTTGTTCTACTACTTTAAGTACGTCGGCGGTTACGGTGTCTTTATTTTTTTCTACGGCAACGTCGATAACGCGCGGCTGGTTGCCTTCCTCTACGGTTAGGTTTGTAACAAATTGGCTACTTGTGTTGCGGCCTGCATGGTCATAAATAACGCCTGCAGCGTCGGCGCTTTGTACGGTCATTAGACGATAAGGCTTGGCGCCAAATACCACTTGTTCGGTATAACCCCCACGGTCAAAGTTTACGTAGCGTTCTTTACTACCACGTACACCAACCTTAATTTTAAAGCCTTTTTGTACGGCGTCAGTACGCCAGGTAGTTTCACGGCCTTTAACTAGGTTGCCGCGTACCATGCCCGATAGTGGGGCGCCGTTGCCTTTTGAGTTATCAAAACTTGCTACCATTTGGCGGGCTTCATTTAAGATAGACGCGCCAGCGTTCTTAATTTGCTTAGTCACTAAACGCCGATATTTAGGGTCTACGTCGTTCAACAGTTTTAAGGTTTCTTGAATACCCTCAATTTGTAACGGTAGTTGGGCCACGGCGTTTACTTTCGTTGTTTGTTGTTGTCTGATAATACAGCAACGACAGTAGCCAAATCGTCTATGTCAAAAGGTATAGACGGGGGCCACCACGAAATGGCTACCAGTAGTTCGCACAACTGGCGGGCGTGGGTGCCCCTTAGGTGGGGTTTACTGCCTCGGTGTCGACTACTTCAATGTTTGTTAAGCCTTTAACGAACGTGTCAAACTCTGCAGGTACAACAATTTTATTTAACTTAGACGCCTCATACGCCATAAACGCTAAATCCTCAACGCCGATACCTAACGCCATATCTGACGCTTTACGTTTATATTTGCGTTCCCACAAAATAATTACATAAAGATTAGTAACCACCTCATAGGCGGTATCTGCTGTTTCAACTTTTAAAGTAAGTTTCATTATTTGCCTTTCGTGTCGGGCCGAAACGGCCTTAATTATGGTGCTGTTGTATCAAGTGTTAACGCGCCGCCCTGAAATACGACGTCATAAGTTGACAATGTGCCTAGCGCTGCGTTCATAACTGGCAGGCTTTCCAAGTAGCAATCGGTCAAAATAAATTTTGGGTTTGTTGCGCTTTCTGCTGCCGACGTTGGTTTGATTGTTACAACAGTTTTACCGCCAATTAATGGAAACAATGTTGCGTAAGTTTCTGTTGCCGCAAAACTGGCGTAAAGCGTCAAAGTTACTTCATTGTTGACAAGGCCTGCAGTATAAGTTCTAGAGTTTGTGCCAAAAGCGGTATCTTCTAGCGCTTCGACCAAATAGGTCAATGTTGCCGACGTGCACATATCGGACAAATCGACGGCGTTAATCGTTACGGTTGGATTAGCTAAATAGGTACTACTTGCCATGATTATTACTCCTCGTTTGTGTCTGTCTTAGTTTTAGCACCTTTAGGCGCTTTAACGGTGGATTGTTGTATAAAACCGCCTGCTACCAATTCGTCGACATTTACGCCGTTTACTGGTTCGTATGTGTCGCCAGGTGTACCGATACGGGGGCTAAGTATTGTGTACTTCATGTTGCACCTATTCTAGGCGGTTGCCTGGGCTTGTAGGGTTATGGTCAAATCGTAGGCGGGTAGTTCGCTACCGCCAATAATTGCGACAGTTGGGCGCCCGTCAGTTACACCAATTTTTTTATTAATAACTTTGCTAGCCAAGTTAAGTAGTGACCGTTGCGCGTCAAGGTTGCCAGGCCCCAACGTAATTATTCGTATCGGAAATGTCATTTCTACGACTTTGCCACTAAACACGGTAAACGTAGGGGCGTCAATGAACGCACAAGGCGGTACAAGGTTACGGGGGTCTGTTACTACCTGTAGCCCTGTAATGGTCGTTAGCGACG